CGGCGTCGGGCGCGGCAGTTTTGGGCGGCTCATGCTGCCTCCCTGCGGTTAAATAGCCCATAGGTATTGGGCAGCGTTTCCTTGACAGCGGGCGTGTAGCGGCCGGATTCCCTGTCGTATTCGAACTCGACCATCCCGACCTTGCCGTTCGCCTTCTTGCGCACCTTCTGCACGTGCACCTGCACTAGCGACGCGTCGTCGGCCACATCACGGAAGACCGCGATACAGTTGTCAGCCTTGTTTCGCCAATGCGCCGAGCCGCTCACGTCATACGGCGTCGGAACCGGATACAGACCGGTATTCCGGTCCTTCTGCAGCTTGGTCGGGTGCGCCACCAGCCACACGTGCACCTGGTTAGCCCGCGCAAACGTGCGGATCTTCGTCAGGGCCTGCGAGATGTAGTCGGTTTCGCTGACGGAACCGTCGCGCACCGGGTTGATTTCGTTCCACGGGTCGATGATGAAGCCGCGAATCCCCCGCTGGATGACCAGTTGCCGGGCACGATCGAGCAGCGTGTCGACCGTCGGGTACTCCGGCAGCATGAAAGTGAAGTGCTCGTCGATGAACAGGAACGCATCTGCCGCTTCCTGCCGCGACATGCGATTGCGGCGCTCACGGTCGAACGGCTTGCCGACCACTTTCTCAGCCAGCTTTTCCATGTGGCTTTCGAGCGGCTGGTTTTCCGGTGAGTACACCGCGAAGTTCCAGCCCTGCTGCGCCGCGAGATTCAAGGCAAGCGCGTCGAGCCACTCGGATTTCCCGTGGCCGGGGATGCCGGTGACGAGCGTCCACTCGCCAGGCATCACGCGATAGGTGTCATCCATCGCGTCCCACTGCGTCGACTCGCCCTTCTTGACGCCGTGGTCATAGTCGTTGAAGAGCGATTCGAGCAGGTCCGCGACGCGATAGGTACCCTCGACAGGGACTGGCCGAGCATTGCCAAGACACTCAGCGAGCACGCCAGCACCGTGCTTGAGCAACACCTCGTTGGCATCCTTGCAGTCGTGCGGCCACGCCACGATCTGGCATTTCTCGCGGCCGAGACGGCGCACCAGCTCTTCCTGCAGGCGCACGCCCGGCGCGTCCGAGTCGACCGCGATGATGTGCATCTCGACCGACTCAAGAGCCGGCTCGTTGAGAAAGTCGAACTTGTTGCTGTACGACTTCGAATCCGGCGCCGGCGCGCCGTCCGGCACCGAGACGCAGCTGAGCAGACCTGTCATCTCCACGGAAAGCTTGTCGATCTCGCCCTCGACCCAGACCAGCACTTTCGGGTTGATGTCGTTCACGCCGTACAGGATCCGCTCGGCGCCGGCGGCCATGCGAAACAGCTTGTCGCGCGTGCGGTACTTGATGTTCACGACCTCTTCGCCGCGGTAATACGGAAACAGCACGCAGCCGCGCTCTTCCTCGACCTGCGGGAAGTAGGCGACGCCCTTCGTGATCCGGTTGCGCTCGAGCACCTCGCGGCTGATACCGCGCGTGGCGAACCACTCTTCGAGTTCGCCGGCCGGCTTCTCCGCAACCTTGAACGCGGGCCGCGAGTAGACCTTGCGCACTTCCGGCTTCTGCCATTCGCCGCCCTTCAGCGTGCCGCTCCAGCCGCAATGCCAGCAGTTCCAGCATTCCTTTTCCGTGTTCACGTTGAGACACGGGTAGTTCTTCTTCTTTCGCGCCGGCGAGCATTGCGGGCACGTGGTTTTGATCTCCACGCCGCTGCGGTTGCCAACGTCGATACCGAAATCGAGAAAGGTTTTCACAGGACTAGCCTCGGCCGGTTGTCTTTCGGGGTGTTGTCGATCTTTGCCCAGTTCTCGCGGACCGCTTCCATGAACGCCGCGTCCCAGTCCACGTACTTGTAGCCTTTGGCCGCCACCTTCCTGCGAAACGCGTCGAGATGTGCCTCGAGATTCCCATGGCCGTTTTTCTGGCCCCACTGCCGTACCTGGTCGCTAATTCCGAAGTCGTCGGGCATGGCTGTTTTTCGGGATGGCGCCGAAGCCGGCTTAGGCTTCGCGTCTCCCTCTGTCTCTGTCTCTTCCTCTGTCTCTCTCTCTTCTCTTCTCTTCTCTGGACTATCGTCTTGATATCGGCCTGATATCGCGGCCGTATCATTGGCGATATCGACTTGTTCCACCCAGTGAGACAGCTTTGATATCGCCTCGATAACATCCTGTTCCGATGCCCTGAGACGGAACGCAATCGTCTCGGTATCAGGAAGATTTCCGTCGTCCTCGCTGGCGATAAGCCACAACATCACGAGTGTTTTCGCGGCGGCCGGATCAAGCCGATGCCATTCCCTGTCGTCCAGCACGTCGCGATACAACTTGATCCACGGCGGCCGGCGGTCTTTGAAGTGCTGGAACTTCTGCCAGTTCTTGATTCGGTAGACAGACACTTAATGCCCCTTCAGATCGAAGCGCGCAAAGACCTTCGCCACAGTCGCGGCGCAGATGTACTCGTGGCAGTAGAGCCACATCACGAGGCGTTTCAGGAGCGTCTTCACAGCGACCTCCAGAAGACCACGCAGCCGAGAACGAAAGAGCCGGCGATAAACGACGCCATGAGGGTTCCGATGTCCATTACGCCGCGCTCCTGATAAGCCCGACGCGCTCCATGCGCTCGGCCAGCTTTTGCATTGATCGCTGCGCATCGATGAACTCGCGCTGCAGCCGAGCTCGCTCGTCTTCCGGTTCGATCGGTGCCGGGTCCGCATAACCGGAGTCACGCGCGATGAAATTCATGGCGCCGTGGAATCCGCGCTCGCGCGCCAGCTTCAGGATGAACAGCACCTGATCGGGGCCGAGCTTCTCGTCGCGGCTCTCGTTCAGGCATGCCAGCAGAAGCCGATGAGCGGCCTCCGGCGTCTTGTCCGGCCACAGCTTGCAGGCCACCACCTTTGCGCCGCCGCACGCCTTTACAGAGGCGTCGAGAGCATCGTTGAAAGACTCGTAGAACAGGGCTGATTGGTCCATTTGGGATCGAGTACAAATTATTTGGAACCGTTTGGAATGACGCGCTGCGGCGAAAAAAAGACCATCCGGTCTATCGGATGGTCGTGAATCAGGCAGTTGCCAGTTCAGGCCAGATGCGAGCCCAGTTGTCCGGAAACATTTCGGGCCGGGTGACCTCGCGTTCGGTTGCGGCTTCGATCTCGACAGCTCGTTCAGGCGAAATCGGACTGGCGCCGCTTGCGAGCTGAGACAGATACGAAGACGAGATGCCGAGCGTGTCGGCCAACTTCTTCGCGCGGCCGCGTTCGCTTGCGATGTAGCTCTTGAGATCCACGGGCAATCACCGTCGGTAAGGTTGGTTTCAGGAGCCAGTTTAGAACTTGCTAAACCGTTGGTCAAGTGAATGCTAATTTAGAATCTACTAAACTACAGATATGGACATTCAAGAACTTCGCCGGCAGAACCTCCAACGCTGGGTCGACACTCATTCCGTGCCGCCGCATGAGAAAAGCCTGTTCTCGCAGTTGAAGGGAGGCGGTTCGTTTGGCGAACGGTTGGCGCGCCGTCTCGAAGACGATTACTCAATGGGGGCCGGATACCTGGACCGTCAGATAGGCGAAACCGAAACGCCGAAAAGAGCGGGTAAACGGCCTCTGAGCGCGGAAGCAAAAAAGCTGATTCAGTGGGCCGAACGCATCGACAGCCTTGGCGTTCCGGCCCGAAAAATCATCTCGCATGTGGCGTCTATTCTCGAACTTGCGGAGTCGATGGGCGACCCGCACAATCCGAAATCGGCGCGATCCCTGATCGAAGAAGAGGATTTCTTGGGGACCGTTGCCGGCTCTGAGAGACCGGGGGTAACGAAACATGCAACGAGGAAGCGTGCAGCAAAATAGGGTGATCGACCTGGAGGCCTACAGGTCAGCCAAACGCCCGAATAGCAAGTCAGAACCGCGGTCGGAAGAAGACGCCGCGCGGCGCGCAATCGAAGAAATCGCCCACCATCTCCTGATGGCCGTTCGCGTCATCAAAGCACTCCACCAGTAAGCCCCGCCGTTTTGCCCCGGTCATCGGGGCCCTCCTGTTACAAATTCAAGTTTAGTATTTGCTTGACCTCTGGTTTAGCGTACGCTAAATTTCTCTCAACGCTGCACGACACGCAGCGATCAGAGGCAGACCATGAAACTCACCCTCGCACTACTCGCCATGGCTTTAGTGACATCGGCCCATGCCGGCGCGGTGGCTGGACGCTCCGGGACCAGCGGTGGCCAGCAGACCGGCGGTTACAGCAGTGCTGCATCGCACGGTACCGCAGCTGGCCAGTCTGGAAACGCCACCGGGCGCGCGTACTTTGCGCCGGTTCTCGACGGCAGCGTGGTCGATCAGTACCAGCCGTGGCCGCAAAGCGAAATGCGTCAGTTCCAGAAAAAGTGAGGCGCTCCATGGCACAGCACAGCTACATCAACCTGCGGTACGGCGTCCTTCACTCGCTGGACTGGGTGACGCGCACGGGCCATCGGATCCACGAGTGCTTCACGACGATCTACTACGACGACATCGTGTGGTGCTAACGATTTCAGCTGGGCGTAGCGCAGGCCGCGCGAAACCGAAGAAGACGCATCGGCCCTTCAGCAAGGCCGGTATCGAATTCAAAAGGGGTTAGGACATGAACGAGCAAATCAAGGATGGCGGTCCGGCGTTTCCGCACGATGATCGTGCGAAAGCTTATGGGCGCGAGGGCATGGCGCTTCGCGACTACTTCGCAGCGAAGGCGATGGGCGCAATCATCCATCTCGTTGTAGAAGTCGACGGGACTATGACAAGGCACGCCGTCGATGCTGTAACAGAAGGTGCCTATGTCGTCGCCGACGCCATGCTGCGCGCCCGCGAGAACCTGTGATGTTCACGCACCTCGACGAACTGCCGACGCGCGCTGATGTGGACGACGACGAGCGTCGCGGGTACTGCCGGTTCTGCAAACGCAACGTGCGCGCAGTGCCGTACCACACGGGCGAGCGGTACCAGACGTTCGGTGGTTGGGGCGAACACGTCGACGAAGTGTGCGCGATCCACATTGAAAAGCTGGTCGAGCCGGTTGATGAAGAAAGCGAGGAAAGCTAA